TGCTTATGGAACTTATGCAGTTCCACAGGAAACCGAAATTCGAACCTTCATTTCCTATGGAGAGCGACGTTGTAAGTTTAGGGGGGGAAAGGGGGGGTCCTCCCCCAGAGATTTTTTAGAATATTTTAAAAAGGCCGCTTGCTTGGCTATTGCATGAAGAGCACTACGTCGGACCGCAAATGGTCGGCAAGAATAAGAGAGCGTGATGGACAATGCGCAATATGTGGCGCAAAGGATAAGAGACTTAATGCACACCACCTCGTCCCAAGACAATTTGAGAAATACAGATTAGATATGGATAACGGAATAACCCTCTGCGTTACACACCACACCTTTGGGAAATGGTCTGCTCATAAAAATCCCCTTTGGTTCTATGAATGGATGTTACATAATAGATCCGAACAACTTGGACTTGCGATTAGTAGATTAATGGAGATTGAAAATGAGATATGACCCTTGGCAGATGGAAGTAATAGAGGATGTTTCAAAATATATTTTAATTTGTAAAGGAAGACAAATAGGTGGAACGACAGTCTTTGCTCAAAAGGCAAAGGATAGAATGAAAGAAAAGAAAACAAGTTTGTTGGTTGGTTCTATTACAGAAGAACAAGCAAAGTTGGTTATTCTAATGGTTAAGGGCCTTTTTGTAGGAGAAGATAAGAAATTAATGGCAAAAGGGACGGGCAAGAACACCTTAACACAAATAACCCTCACTAATGGGTCAATATTAAGAAGTAGACCAGTAGGGACGATGGGGGATGCTTTCAGAGGATTTACGGCCGACATAAATTGGTTTAATGAGGCTTCCAAGTGGCCAGAACTTGCATTTATCGCAATAATGCCGACATTGATGACAACAGGCGGGGATATTTGGATGGATTCAACTCCATTTGGAAAATTCATCGACGGAACAACAAAAAAGACATTCTTCTTCAAGTGTTTTGAGAATTTAGATGAGAGATGGAAGGTATTTTATAAAACAAGTCCAGAGGTTATCAATGAAAGAGAATTTACAAAGGAGTGGACGAAGGAAAGAAAAGAGGCTTCCCTTAAATTCCTCGCAGACCAAGAGGCCACTTTAGATAAATTACAATTTGCACAGGAATATTTAGGACAATTTATGGACGAAGTAAGCCAATGGTTCCCCGACGATTTGATTATAAGTTGTATGGACCAACAAAGACCAAACACAATAGTCAAAGATAGAACATATTATCTTGGTGTGGATGTTGCCAGAATGGGAGAGGACGAGAGCACGTTTGAAATCTTTGAGTTGAGAGGAGAGCACTTATTCCAAGTAGAAAATCAAATCACAACAAAAACACTCCTGTCCCAAACCACAGAACACATAAAGGAACTCGACGTCCTTTATGACTTTTCTTACATCTTCATAGACAGCGGTGGTATTGGGGCAGGGGTATTCGATTACTTAATTACCGACGATGACCTCAAACATAAGACAATAGCCATTGATAATAGTAAACAGATTTTAGACAAGGATGGTAAGGGGCGTAAGTTACAGAAGACAGTAAAATATTCTTATCTAAAAATGCTTATGGAGACAGGGAAATTACATTTGTTAGACAACCCAGGTATATTCCAATCCTACAAGTCTGTCCAATATGCCTATACTAACGACTCATTAGGGACGAGACACTTAAAGATATTCGGAAATTATACTCATATTGTCGAAGGGGACGCAAATGCGGTCCAAGGGACAAAATACAAACATTTAAATCTATCGGTTTACTCCATTCCAGTATAATGGCAGCTGCAGGAACACTCGCAACAGATGCACAAATCTTATTGGCAATAGGAGCAAATGCGTCCGCAACACAAATTTTAGGAACGAACACAGACATTTGGATATTAATGGCAGAGTCAGACATGGAAGTAGAGGCAGGAAGTGGGGTTGGTCTTGTCGCAAACTACGCAACCATCACAGCAAGTTATAAGCAATGGTTAGCAATGGTCGCAAGTCATAGGGCCGCCTTCTACGCAATCAACCAAAACCAAAATACATGGCAACTTGCCACGTCTCAATCAAAACTAAACGTGTGCGATACAATTTGGCAAGATTATATTAAGAAGATTGCTAACAAGGATGTTATCGACGACATGGGGTTATAATGCCACTCAAAAAAGAACTAACAAAATTCTCAACTGCCAGTCCAATTATAGTGTCTTATGACTATACTGATTTTGAAGAGGGAACTGGAATTGTTGTTTTTCAAGGATATGGAAATTTAGAAACCACAAACACGACTTATGGATTAAGTAAAGATGTGACAAGAGGAAATCCCATCTCAACTTCAGTAGATACATATTTTTATGCTTCTGCTTTTAATACTTCAAAAACAATAAAAGGCACTGCAAGAATAGAGGGGGCGATGGGTATGTCGTCGGCACAAGGAGAAGTTTCAGGAACAGGAAAGATAGAGTTTACTTTTCAGCATTGGGATGGTTCCACAGCAACAAATATTGGTTCGGCAACAACTGAAACAATTAGTATAGGTTCCGATACCCAATCATCCAAAATAATTTCAATGAATATTGCTTTAACAGAAAAGCATTTTCAGGAAGGAGATATCTTAAGATTATATGCTAATTTAACACACACTGGGGCGAATACTTGGTTTAAATTAGCATGTGACCCTCTTAATGCAGATGTTAATATAGGAACACCTGTGCATCCAGATTGGGTAATAGACTCTGCTACATATCCTACGACTTTAAAAATATTAATCCCTTTCAAACTTAATCAATAATGGCATACAATTTAAGCAACGCAACCACCACGGACTTCTCGTCCGAAGTCCCAGACTTCATAGTGGAAAGCATGTCGTTGGATGTTGCCAACAGCGACGGGGAAACATTTGTTTATTATGATAAAGCGACGGAGAACTATGGATATTATTATAATCATCCACAAGTAGCCTCTCCAATCAATGCTATTCCGATATGGGCTTTTGGACAAGGATGGACTACACCCGACAAGATAATGGAGGTTATCTTAAAAAAGATTGATGGGAATGGAAAGGAAGTCTTTGACGCAATAATTCAAAACCATTCACGAGTAGAGATAGGACATGGCGACGCATTTACAGAGATAATTAGAAACGACAAGGGAACATTAGTTAATTTAATTAATATTTCTCCCGAAAGAGTAAAGACGGTTTTTGTTGGAGCGAAGATAAAAAGGTATGAGATTTATAATGGTAAGAAATGGATTAAGAAAAAGTTGAATGAAATATTCCACACATTCAACAAAAAGATGGGGGACGCGAACAGGGGAACTTCTCAAATTCAAACTAATAAAAACGTTAATGACGCAATGATTGAGGCGTTTGAAGACGAGAGAATTATTAAGCACAGAGACAAGGCTCTCGGAATTGTTTATTACAAAACAAACAACGAGGGAAAAATTGCTTATGCCAACGCAGCAATAGAGAAAGCAGTTAAGAAAGGGGAGATGGTTGGACTTCCAGAAGACACAGCAAAGATTGAACCATACCCAAGTAAGTCGTCAGAGGATAGACAGAATTGGTTGACTTATGTTGAAAATCTTGGCTATCAAACAGGCAACACCCCAAGAACAATGGTTACATCCGACGGAACTTCGGAAGTCGGGGGAATTAACGGACATTTAATATTTGAGCCTATCTATGGGGAAAGACAATTAGCCATGGAAAATAGTTTATGGCAACAAGTCGCAATCAAAATTAAATTTAATAGACCTCCAAGTTTAGCCCCAAAGACCCAAGAGAACGCAGCAAAGAACACTGGACAGACTGCAATACAGCCAAACGAAACGGAGCCCAAACTTAATAGATAATGGCAACAACAATAACCCCAAGCGGACTTCAAACAATTAAGGATGAACCCAGTCAAGAAGAGATAAATTGTAAAGCAGAAGGCGGAAAATGGGATAAAGAAAATAGTGTTTGTATTATGCCAAAGAAAGAAGTCTCTAAAACTTTGCCACCAAGACCAGAAGGAAGTGAACCCGCATACACAGGGAAACAAGACGGGGTTTATACAAGAGAAGGAAAGTCTTTCATAGTCCCAGAGAAAGAGGCTCAAGCATTAGCCTCTAAAAATAAAACTTTAGAATTTCAAGCAGGACAAGAGAGAGACCAAGCCATTGCAGACCAACAAATATTTGCAGCCCAACAAGCCAATATAGATTTACAAAGACGGCAGTTAATAGAGGGAGAAACCCCCCAACAACACCAACTCAATCCCGACGCAACTTTTCAAGAGACTATTCCTATTTGGGGAAGTCTTGTAAGAAGTGGAAAGTTAATAGGAACAAAAATAAAAGAAACATTTGGAATTACTCCATCTCAACAATTAACCCCCGAGGATTATAAGAGATTAGGATTATCGGAAATTCAACAAAAAGAAATAGAGAAAGGATTAACATGGAGCGAGGCGGTAGGGTCATTAGTGGAGGCGGCTCCCTTTGGTGGAAAAATAAGTTCAGTAGCAGATATAGAAACCCCAAGAGGAAACCTCGAGGAAGTATTCAAAGATATTAAAAGTATGAGAAAAAGAATTATGAACATTGAGACTAATGTTAAAATGGGATATCTTCCTGTCTCTGTGGCACAAGACCAAATAAAAGATATCGAAAATTACATAAACGAAAAAGAGGCAAGACTTCAAAATTTAATTATCCATAGTCCGAGTTTGAATTTCAATAGCGACAGGGTTAATTCATTTGAAACAGATATTCTCATTGTTAGAGAAAAATTATTTCAATCCAAACTTAATGTATTAACGGGACAAGAACAAGACCCTTCAGACCTCGACATGTTTTTAAAAATGCAAGAACAAGATAGTCCCGAGTGGTCGGCAGAGGAATGGTAATGATAATTAAAATAATCCTTGCAATCTCTTTCCTTTATATAGTTGGTATGTTAGTAGGAGTGGTAGTAGCATGATAGAACAATCCTTATTAAACTACGGAGTGCTCGGACTATGGACCTTGACACTCATCGTCGAGAGATACAAGTGGCAACAATCCTTAACAAAAGCAGTAGATAAACTTACGGCTGCAATAGAGAAAACTTTATAAAGGCGACACACCTAATTATTTAATGACAGATGGCGAACAAACAAATGAGAGTAACGACACAGGAGTTAAGACTGATACGTCTGTGGAGAATACTGACGAACCTACTTCTCTCTATGATAAGACTGAAGCGATTGTTACAAGGCAAGAAGCCGCTAACAAGAAAACGGAAGAATTATTAAAGAGACAAGAAACCTTATATGCTAACCAAAGACTTGCTGGAACAGCAGGCGGAAATGTAGAAGTGAGACCAAAAGAAGAAACCCCACAAGAATATAACGAGCGAATTAAAAAAGAACTCTCGGATGGTAAACATGTCGACTGATTATCTTTATGAAGAAACAGATTCTAGCAAAATAGGTTCGGCAGAAAGCCCCGCAATAAATAAATTAACTAATATACTAATTGATATTTTAAAGGAATTAAGGCATATAAAATGATTGAAGAAAAGGATGAGAGTTTTGAGATTATTTCTGAAAAAGAAAAACTTTTAAGAGACGCATTAGTGAGTGTTGAGAGTGATTATATTAAGACAGAAGTTAATGGAGCCCTATGCACAAACCTCATCAAATTCTATAAAGCCGAGATTAAGAAAGAGGCTGATAAGAATGCAAAATAAAGTTATCTATAAATATGGCGCATACTGGATGAAACCTACGGAGCCAAAAAATGCACGTTAGTTTTATTCCTTATGGAGAACGTTCTTGTGTTGAGAGAATGTTGAGAGACATGGAGAGCCAAAAGTTTTTAATGCCAATGACTAAAGGAAAGAAGAAAAGAGGGGCTTGGATACCTGGACAAATAAGAGACCTCCCATTTGGATTTAAAGAATATGTTTTTCCTAAAGAAGGACTTGATATGGTTTTGAGAACCCTTAACGCCGCACAGGTAGGAGTTTATGGAATTAATTTAAAGAAGATTATTTATTCTACGTTTAGAAAATTATTGAAACTAAAACCCATTCCGAAGTATGAGAAGAAAGGGGAGTTCTTTATGTGGGGAAAGGCATTTGTGAGCATTGTTGTTCTGGGGATAAGAGAGGATGGGGAGATTGTTGGGGAATATATAGACGATAAAGGCTGGACGCACGAGGCATTATGATAGACTGGGAGATAAGATTTTACATAATTCTTGGTATTTCTGTGAAATTGTGGCAATTATGGAAAGAGGGTAAATTCCGAAAGATTTAAATAGTATTCGGTATACCGAATATCATGGAAGACGACCAAAGTGAGGACGAAGAATAATGGCTAACGAAGCAGTCCTAAAAGTTGAAACACATATCCCTGTAAATTTTACTTGTTCTACTACTGTAACTATTGAGAAAGGCGCAATTTGTAAAATGACTTCTCCTATGACAGCCTCATTAGCAGACGGGGACGCGGACATTGTTGCAGGAATAGCACAATCCGAGAAACTTGCAGCAGATACTACTCAAACTTCTGTAGCAATTTATAGGGGTGGAATATTTAGAGTTACTTGCTCGGGAACTATTAACGACGGAGACCCTGTTATGACAGGCGCAAGCACAGGTGGCACAAATTATGTAGCAAAGGCGACTGATGACTGCGAACAAATTTTAGGAATAATGATGGAAGACGCAACTGATGGACAGACTAAATTAATGGAACTACGCCCAGTAGCGGTCCAACTTGCATAATGGTAGAAACAGCAGGACAAGCATTAATTAGAGACATTGATATTACTAAGGGAGCAATAGCAGAGTTTGAGGAAGCCTTAATTTTTAAATCATTAATTTCAAGTGCTCCAACAAAGTCGAGAGAGATTAAGTATTGGGTAAAGACTTCGGGATATTTAACATTAACAGCCCCCGCAAAATTATCTAATATTGCTCCTGGAGCAAGACCATTCGTGGCAGAGACCTCATGGACTCCTACTACGGTTTATTCTATAAAATATATGCTTGACTCTCCTATGATTAACATGGAAGATGAGAGTGACTCTGAAGTGCAGGTATTTAGAGACAACGCAAAGGATGTTGTGGAAGCAATAGCAAATGATGTTGATGGGGATATTTGGGATGTTATTAGTGAGAACCAATCCGCAGACCTTATTAATGCTGTAGCAGCAAACGCCCCTTGGGCAGCAGCAAGCGGACAAGACCCATTCGAAGATATTATGCAATCAAAGATGGAGATAAGACAACAGACAAAGAGAAGCATAAGGAATGGAGTATTATTGTTAAACGCACAAGGAGAGAAAGACTTATTGGTATGGCTTGTTTCTACAAAAGGCTCAAGTGTTCCAAACTTTGCAAGTGAGAAAGTAGGAACTGGAACGATTGATAACTTCGCTGGATTGAAGGTTGTTGTTTCCGAGAATGTAACTGCTACGTTTGCATTTGTTGGAGATTTAAAACAGGCTGCTGAATATAGAACATTCAAACCATTGCAGACATGGATAATTTCAGAGGAAGGAATTGGTAGGAAGATAAGAGTTTCAATGAATGGAAAGGCTATATTGAAGAAACCTAAATTCTGCGCCTTAATTACTGGAGTTGCTTAATATGTCGGAAGAAGTTAATAAGAGGTTATTTGCACATTATACTAATTTATCTAATGGGAACTATAAGAGTGGTAATTCTGTCCAAGACGAATTGGTTGCCTCTGACGCAAAGAAACATTTAGCAGATTTAATAAAGAAAAATCCATCTCTTGTTGAAGTCGAGGAAGTTGTTGAGGAAGTTGAGGAAGTTAAGGAATCTAAATCTAAGGGTAAGAAATAATGGGAGAGAATGTTAACGATAAGAAATCAAGCACATCTGTTGCGGAAGGAGCATTTGTTGAAAATTCTGGGGGAACTGCTGTAAATGTTGATAGCACCTTTAGAGGATATACATTACAACAAATTGCAGAGGCATTAAATCTTGCAGGAGTTATAGCATAATGGGATTAGGAGATGTAACAAGCACATACGAGGGAACGTTTGCTGCAAGTGACGCTGCATTATTAACAGAGTTAGATACATTAACCACAGGAGCGGCCACAGCAGGAGCAGATATTAAAAGTATAATTATGGTCCCAACTGGGGGCGGAGATAGCAGGGTTCATGTATTCACTATTACAAGGGCGGCTGCATAATGGTAGAACACGAATTTAAGGCTAAAGAAGATAAGAACGGGGAACTCACCATCATGCCTAATATTGAGAGAAAGGGAAATGATGTGATTGTTCACATGCCCTCGATGGAAATGATAGGAAAATTTAAGTTACAAAATGGCAAGCGGAATATACAACAGATTTAAAGCGAACATCTTTAATAAGATAGTAGACCTTGAAGGCGATACTATCAACGTCTCCTTATATAATAATTCACACTCCTTCACAGCCACGGATACGGTTTACACTACTACCAACGAACTTGCAACTACTGGAGGCTATACCCAAGGGGGAGTGGCTTTGGCAAGTAAGGCAGTAACGGAAGCAGCCACAACTAAATGGGACGCAGCAGACAGCACATGGACATCCGCTACTTTTTCTGCCTACCACGCAGTAATTTGGGACGATAGTGTGGGGACAGATGACCTAATATGTTCCATTGATTTTGGTGGCGAGCAGAAAGTAACCGCAGGAACTTTCACAATCCAGTGGCACGCTGACGGCATAATTACTCTTGCTTAATGGCTTTAGCAACAGGTTTATTATCTTATTATAAGTGTGATGAGAACGCAGCAAGCACGGCTGTTGATGACGCATATTCTACGAACGACGGAACAGCGACTACAAACACTTCTAACCTATATAATGCTACTGGAAAACTAAGTTCTTGTTTTGATTTTGACGGAAGCACTGAGTATGTTACTATTCCAGACCCCATTGACGGATTGGGAGCTTTCTCTACAAATGCATGGGTTAAGTCTGACACAACAGGTGGAGACGGTTGTATAATAGGAGCAGACGCAACTTTTAGAATGGCTATGGGTTATCCAACTGCAGGAAAGTTTGGGTTTTTTGTGCATAATGCTGCTGATACTAGAGTATATTCAATTAGCACAACAGGTGTAAGCACGGCAGCATGGCAAATGGTTACTTTTACTTATGATGGAACAAATCAAAGAGTATATATCGATGGAACTTTGGAAAATACTGACGAACAAACAGGAAATGTTGATACTGGTGGCGCTTTAACTATTGGAGCGTGGAGTGGTCTCACTAAATGGGACGGAGATATAGACGAAGTTGGACTTTGGAGTAGAGCATTATCTTCAGACGAAATTACAGCATTATATAATAGTGGGACAGGAATTACTTATCCATTCCCAGTAGATAAAACAGTGGAAATTTCAGTAGCACAAACATTATCATTAGCAGGAGAAACAAGTAAAGTAATAGTATTGGATAGTCCCTTAACATTAAGTAGTTCATTAACAGGCAATGCTCCTGTTCCTGAGGTGACAATCTTTCCTTCTACATTAGAATTAACATTAACTGGACTTGTTATCCCTATTCTTGCAGAGCCTGACACACTAATATTAAAGTTATTATTTAAAACTCCCTCATTAAATATTCTTGACAACACGAATAGAAATCCCAACTATGGAACCAAGTCCACAAAAATTATTTCTAACTTGGACATCCCCGACGGGATAGGAGGAGTTATGAATCTACTCCCACAGGATTATTCAAACGTGTTAAGTAAAAAGAGAGTTGGACTGGGGATGCTTTAGAGTGTTGGGTTAGATGCACGTCGGCAGAGGCGAAAGATGTAATTTTTGACCACGTGAGTATTCTGGCAGTTGGAATCGGCGGATAGTATTAATAGATACATTTAAATACTAAGTTAGTTAGTAATATGTATGGAAATAAACGGACACGATGAAATAACTGGCGAGGAAATCGACAGAGCCCACGACGATATAACTGGACAACTACAAGAGGAGTTTTGCAACTGATGAAAAACCTAAACATGATGTTCACAATGAAAGAGTATGAGTTGATGTTGAAAGTTAAGAAGAAGTTGAACATCACTTGGAAAGATTTATTTTTAAGACTTGTAAGGGGGGTGAGAAAATGAAAATATTTAAAGAAGATTTAGTTTTGACAGAAGACACAACTTTCGATGAATCAATTGAGGTTGAGGGAAATATCACAGGAAGATTTGATCTAAAAGTTGCGGGGAATATTGTTGCGGGGGATATTGTTGCAAATGATATTGTTGCGAGGAATATTGATGCGTGGGATATTGATGCGTGGAATATTGATGCGGGGGATATTGTTGCAAATGATATTGTTGCGGGGAATATTGTTGCGAGGAATATTGTTGCGAGGAATATTGTTGCGAGGAATATTGTTGCGTATGCGTTTATTATTGCCTACTCTGCTTTCAAATGCAATTCGTGGAAATGTAGACGAGAGAATGGTTTTGCGAGGTGTCTTGACGGAGTAATTGAAATAAAACAAGACAAAGTCTGTTCTAAATGTGGTCATAAATTAACATGAAAATAATTGAATGTAAGCCAATCATGGACAATAAGGCTCACGCTGTTAAGTTTGATAATGGAACAGAAGCAACTGCATGGGGAGATAAGATTGACGCGGGACAACTAATGCAGGCTTTCGCAAGTCAGGCAGAAGTGGAAGTTGAGTTAAAAGCATATACTTCAAAGGCAGGCAAGCAGGGAACTAATTTAATGAGTTTTAAATATGTTAATCCAGTAGCTTGTGCCGACATGCCAATAGAAATGGTAAAAACTGGAAAAATACCTAGTCCTATTCCTAGTCCTATTCCTAGCTTAATGACAGAGAAAGAGGCGTCTATAATTGGACAAGTAATGGTTAAGGCTGCATGTTATGGTCGGAATGATGTGACAATCCAAATGGCTTTAGACATGTATCATGAGGCTGTTTTGTCGTTAGAACAAAATGGATGAAACCTTTTTAGCGAAATGTATGAAAAATGCAAGTTCTATACATGTAGCAATTCCTAGAATAATCTACGAAAAATTAGAAATAAAAGTTGGAGATATAATTAGAGTTTCCATTAGGAAAGACAATGAATGAAACCTTTAAAGAAATTGTCCAAAAAGGCAAGGAAGTTCTTACGAGAGCGGGCTTGTTACATGCGAAGTTCGTCGAAGTGGAAAAAGTCAAATGTAAGAAAGGAATAAGTTTATTTTATTAAAACTCAATTTGAGGATAATGCGAGAGGGAGCCTTTTGGTTGGGGCTAATAGGCGGCTCGAGTAACGACCTATTGAGCAGGTTCAAATCCTGCCTCTCGCTTTGGGTATAAACGTTGGGTTGCTTCCCAACACCCCTTGTAGCTGACACTCGGAAAGACGAGAATGTGGGTGCCTGATTAGCTTAATGACGGTGTAGGGGTTGAAGCCGAACCGGAGCCCACATTTTATAATCATGGTAAAATTATGTATGAAATGCAAAAAAGCAATAGGAAGCTTCAAAGAAAAAGGAATACATTGGGGAGTTTGTTATAGTTGTGAGCAAAAAAGCTTAACTTCACTCGCAGATGAAAGAATTGGATTTAATCTCAGTGAAAAACAGAGAAGAGTTAGAAGAGAAATGCAAAAATATATGGAGGATTTACAGGCTTAAAAGCCCACATTTTATAATCATGGCATACGAAACAAGAGATATTAAACTGGAAATGATAAGGCGGGCAGTTGAGGAAGCCAATAAATATTGTCTACCGGCCTTGAAAGAGGCAATTATAATTGAGTGTTCGAAGCATTGGGGATTGAGGAGACAAAGTGCTATGGAGTTGATTAATGAGTTGGTATATCAACAGGCAATCGTAATTGATGGGAATGATGTCTGGCTGTTTGATAGATATGAGAAGATTAAGGACGCACGGAGTTTGGACTTTTTAGGAATGAAAGATATTAACGAACAAAACTATCAATATCAATTAAAGCATTTATTAACATTAATGTTGATTGCTGGCGTTCTTTGTTTATAAATTCACACACACAGACCTTTTTATTTTGACCCTAACTAAAAACATCTTCGCTGAAGTGTGTTTTTAAGCGCTCTCCCAACTGCCTGTTTCGGCTTCACAAACGAAAACAAGCTTTTTTAGTAACAAGCTCATTCTTATATATTTGATGTTGTGTGTGTAACCATTTCTTGTCCATCATAATAAGAGGAAGAGAATGAATAGAGGGTTTCACCGAGGTTTCATTCAATTACGAAAGCAGTACCAGCGTTATGTAGACAGCCCTATTCCTTAAGTTCTTTAGACTCTTCTTTAATATGTAACTTAGAATTACAGACATCACAATAATCTCCTTCTTGGTCTCTTGCTCCACATTGACATCTCATTGATTAATTAATAGATATTTCTTTATAAAGAAGTATATACTCCAGTTTCCAAAAGTTCGCACAATCCACAAAAGTTCGCACAATCCACATATATAGACTTACATACCGCCCTCACAGACTGAAGCCAAGCATATATAAACAATGTTCCCTTTAAAAATCTACGATTTTTACACTCACTTGTTCCCGCATGGCTCAGTTTAGGCTGTTCGTGGCGGATTTGGCTCATTTCCACAGGAAATGGCACGGCTAACCTCTGTTTCCTATGGAACTTATGCAGTTCCACAGGAAGCCGAAATTCGAACCTTCATTTCCTATGGAGAGCGACGTTGTAAGTTTAGGGGGGGAAAGGGGGGGTCCTCCCCCAGAGATTTTTTAGAATATTTTAAAAAGGCCGCTTGCTTGGCTATTGCATGAA